TATTTGGTGGTCGATTATCGGATATTACGACAAGCGTCCAAGCTGCAGGCAGCACTGGTTATGTCACCTCATATCAAATAGTTGCTATTGGCGCGCTATCTAAACTTTACAAGGCTATATGGACTGATTCTTTAGCTAAAGACGATGACGGCGACCAAATCTACACAATTCTGAGTGGCTTACTTTTGGCTTCTTGGAATGAAGTCCCACCAGCCGAACAATGGTCTTCCTATGATCCTACGATTGACTGGAATAATGCTGGCGACGTCGGACTGGGTGAAATCGATAGGCAGGGCCAGTATGAGATGGAACAACGTTCAGCCGACCCAATTGACTATTATTCAATCGTCACCCAAATTGCCAATTCAGCTCTTGGATACGTTTATGAGAATTCCAATGGCGAAATCGGGTATGCCGACGCAGCGCACCGCCAAAGTTACCTATTGGCAAATGGCTATACAGAATTGGACGGCCGCGAGGCATTTGCTCAAGGGATTCGTCAATCGGTCCGTTCTGGCAAAATTGTCAATAAATATCAAATCAACTATGGCAATAATTTTAATAGTTCGAAGTCAGCCTTAGATCAAGATTCAATTGACCTTTATGGCCTTTACGATGTGCAAGAAAATTCTTATATTCACGACGCGACAGATGCTCAAGCAGTCGCCGACCGCCAAGTTGCCCTACGAGCTTATCCACGAGCTTATTTTGATTCCATTACTTATCCCCTACAAAACCCAGAAATCGGCAATGCCGACCGCGATGCGCTTTTGGGTATTTTTATGGGACAACCGGTCAAAGTCACCAATCTGCCATTGAATATCTATGGCGGCGAATTTACTGGCTATATCGAGGGTTGGACTTGGACTAGCACCCAGAATGGCCTAAATCTGACTTTCACGGCCTCACCAACGGAATTCTCGGCAGTTGCTCAAACTTGGGATCAAGTTAATGTGGCAGAAAGCTGGAATAGTATCCTTAACACCTTAGAATGGCAGGACGCGATTGGAGTGATTAGTTAATGCCAACAACAACTAATTTTGGCTGGACAACCCCAGCTGACACCGACCTTGTTAAAGATGGTGCTTTAGCCATCCGCACATTGGGCAACGGCATCGATACATCGATGGTCGATCTCAAAGGTGGCACAACTGGTCAGATTTTATCTAAAGCATCCAATACGGATATGGATTTTACTTGGATTGCTAACGATCAAGGAGACATAACTGCTGTTACTGCCGGAACAGGTATCAGTGGCGGTGGGACGTCTGGCGCGGTAACCATTACAAATTCAATGGCGACCGAAATAACTGCTGCTGGTGACATTATTGTTGGAACCGGCTCCGGCACATTTGACAATCTGCCAATTGGAACGACAGGTCAAGTTTTAACTGCCGATACAACAGTAAGCCCATATAAGGTTAAGTGGGCGACTGCAGCTTCATCCAGTGGTCCGGCATTTAGGGCTTTTAGAAATACAACAACTCAATCTGTAACCGGAAACACTTGGACCAAAGTGCAATTGAACGCTGAAACTTTTGACACCGGATCTTGTTTCGATAGCACTTCAAATTATCGTTTCACACCTACAACGGCCGGTTATTACGACTTGACTGGGAAAATTACTGCGGAGTGTCAAGAAGGTTCTGCTTATTATGTTTGGGCGGCAATTTACTTAAACGGCTCATTAGCAAGTCAAGGCATTAAAGGCCCTGCACCGCAGGATGAAGGGACATCAATCGTAAGTGATTTGATTTATATGAACGGAACGACCGATTACGTCGAACTTTATGGATATGTCAGAGATGGAACGCCAAGCGAATTTTTCTACAATGGAACAACAAAAACTTATTTTGCAGGCGTTTGGATAAGGAGTTAATATGACTTTGCCAGAACAAATTATTGAATTTTATCCTGAATTAGCAAATAAGGATTTTCAGCGCGAAGGTATTCATTTGCAAAACGATAGCGATGATTTCGGTGATTTTATTGCCGAATGGAATTATCCAAAGCCACTTCCAAAAGGTCTTAAACTAGGAAAATAATGCCCAAATTATGCAAGGCTGGGCAACAACTTCGGGAGCAAATAGATGACCTCTACATCGAGCGCAGCAGAAAGTCAGACGGATCGATTGGAGACTCAAGACATTCGGCTCGGAAGTCGGATCATAACCCTGATGAAAACGGAATCGTTCGCGCTATCGATATTACGAGCGATTTGGGAAGTCATCCGGAAGAAGCTCACGCGCTAGTCGAGAAAATCCGCAAATGCGCAAAGCGAGGCGATAAGCGCATCAAGTATCTAATTTTTGATGGTCGTATTTCATCGCCAATCTTGAATTGGAAATGGCGCAAATACAAAGGCATCAATCCTCACCGGCATCACTTTCACATCAGTTTTACAACTTTGGGAGATAAAGACGGATCTTGGTTCAACCTCGAAGGAGACAATAATGAACGAATTGAAAAAGATGGCGGAAACGTGGGCGAAGACTTTCCTCGCGACGGCTCTATCAACATACCTCTCGGTCGGTCTTCAACCCGATTACATTCTCAATGCGGCACTTGTGAGTGTGTTGCCTTCCGTGATTAACTGGCTAAACCCCAATTACGAGCGTTACGGCAAAGTCCGGTAATGGACGCTAACACAATCGCTGGATTCGTCGCTTCAGTCCTCGGATCAATTGCCTTGCTCATTGCTGGGCTTCGTTACATCATAAAACTTGAAAACATTCCTATTGTGTCGCGCCTCGACAAGATGGAGAGTCAGTTAGAATTGGCCCTCAGTCGAAAGGTGGCAAAGGGTGGCAACAAGGCGCGCTAAGAAGCCGGCCAAGAAGGTGGCTAAACGTCGCAAGACGACTAAAGAGCCAATTCTTACAAAACTGGATTTCTGGGCTATTGCTGCCAAAGAAGTATATGACGCTTGCCGTCGAGCCGGTATGGACGAGGGTTCAGCTTTGGCTTTTGCAATGGATCGCAGTTCGTATCCCGATTGGATAGTTGATCCGAAAGACCCCATCAAGAATCCGCTTGATGATTTCGATGAGGATGACGACTAATTTATCTTCGCGAGGTCGAGTTATTCGAGGCGTTAAAGGCCATTTATCCAGACCTGACGCCAGTATCACCGACCGACAAGCACGACGGCATCACCCACGACGCATACATCGAACTTAAGTGTCGGCGCACTCATTACCCCACATTGCTGATTGAGAAGCGGAAGTGGGATTACTTGGCCGATATAAGGGCTAGAACGGGCGCCAGGACGCTTTATATCAACTCAACCCCACAAGGGGTCTATCAGTTCGATTTAGGGGCTATAAAGGCCGTAGAATGGGTTGTAAGGCCATTGCCCGATAAGACCGACTTTGCCAATCGAGGCACAGTCGAAAAACTATGCGCCTTCTTAGATATTCGCCACGCCGAGCTGCTACTTGTCTAAATAGATTTAAGTAAATACATTTATCCCACTAAATCCATTTTCTAGGGTTTAGAAGGGAGAGTAAGTGATAAATAATCCGAAAGTAATTCGATTTGATTCAACTTCGGGTGCTTGGTCTGATGGCGCTAATTACGTTAAAGGCCAGATAATCCGTAGATACGCAATTGAGTCGCTTGGACGTAAGTCTGCTCGCGGTCGTTTGAGTCGCGAAGAAATATCCGCATATTGGCTAGATAGATTCGGGGTGAGCGCTGATGTGGAGTAGATATTCAGATGCAATTATCTGGGCCGCATATTGCTCATCCGTCTGGATTATTTACCGGACATATATCGGCATTAAAGCCAAAGCTTTCAATGAAGGCTATAAACGAGGGAGAGCGAGTATCAATGTCAGAGAGATCGTTAAGTGACTGGCTCTCGGACGCTGGTGACACCCTTGAAGACCGAGGGATGGAATATGGCGACCCGAGGCACAATCTTTTACGCATTTACAAAATCTCAAAGCTGCTCGGTATTCAGCTCAGAGACCCAGCTGACGTGGCGCTTATCTTTATCGCGACCAAACTCAGCAGAATGGTGGAAAGTCCAGAGCGCGAAGATTCGTATCTCGATCTCATTGGATACGCCGCTATCTTGGGTCGATGCAGATTTTCTACACCAGAAGATTGGGACGACGTTGAGTCTGACTCGCAACTCTAATCCAAGACAGTGGTGTGATGCTTGTAAAAGTAGATGGGGCCAATTGAAAGATGGATCTTGGCATCCATTGGCACAAAGTCCAGCAGTATGGAAAGTCCAATCTGAAACACCAATCCGAAGGGCGCAGGTGCGGTTCTATTGCCAACCTTGCGCCAATGAGGTGCAGAACTGGCCGGACGGAACATTCTGGTCGTTAAAAGAACAATTAGATTATGCGATCGAACAGTTCGCAGGGAGCGAGAAGTTAAATGTCGAATTACCTTGATGATTATGTAAGTGTGCAAGACCGCTTAAAGGAGTTTATTAATGCGTATCCGGATTACCGAATTAAGACCCACGTCCTTGAAGAATCGCTTACAAGTGCTTGTGATGTCTATATTGTTAAATGCGAGTTGTTTCGGACTGAAGCTGATGCTGCGGCTTGGACAACCGGATTATCGTCAGAGTCGAAGTCTAAACAATATAGTTTGGAACTTGCGGAAACAGGTGCTCTTGGTCGAGCTCTTAACCTCGCTGGCTACTTTGCAAAGCCAACTGTTGCTCCAAAGAAACCAATTCAGACAACAAAGCCAGAACTGGCTGAATTCGTAAAAGAACAACGGCCTAATGATCCCGAGCCAATTGTTTGGGATGTAAGCGATATGGCTAAAGAATTCGGTGCTGAGATAATTGATGAGATTCCATTGTGCGCACAAGGTTGCGGCCCGATGATTCTCAAGCAAGGCACAAAGGAAGGCAAAGAATATCGAGGATGGGTCTGCCCAGTCCCCAAGTCCGGCCATCCAGCTCGATGGATGAAAATCGGATCAGATGGTAAATGGGCGTTTCAGCGGTGATTAATGAAATGCACCCATTTAAGTGCGGCCCTTGTAAGAAGGTGACGCCTCATCGAGGGATTACCGCTTACGAGTCCGAGATTGAAGAGGGCGAAATGGTCTGGCTGATGGAGTGTCAGAATTGCTTTGAGCAGCGCTTATTTGATCCAATTGACCGAGTGATTAGTCGAGAGGATGAAATTGACCGATGCGACCAATGCGGTAATTACAAAATGAAGGCCGCTAAATGCCGAATCTGTAAAATAGCCAGTGGGCAGGAGCGCATCAAAGAGCGTTACTGGAATGGCAATGCGACACTTGAAAGGTTTATTGATGCCGATATATGAGTTTAAGTGCGATAAATGCGAAGGCGTTAAGGATGTCGCGCTTGGATTCGACAAGCCCAAAGAAGTAACCTGCGACAATTGCGGTGTGATTATGTGGCGTATCTGGACACCTACACCGACACATTTCAAGGGAGATGGATGGGCGAGCAAGACAAAGTAAGGCGAAGCGGCCACTCCATTGCATATATCCGGCAAATGCTGGAGTGGGGCTTCGATAAGGAGTTCATTGCCCGAGATATGGGTGTGAATCTGGCATCGTTAGAAATCAGATTAAATAGAGCGAAGAAAAGGGAGCAGAATGGCAATCAAGGATCTGAGTCTGAAACTAGCAGCGATTAGCCTGTTAGCAGACCAAGCAAAACGCTTGAAAGATGAGTTAAGGGTTGAGTTACAAGCTGAGATGAACGCTATTGGCGCTGATCGAGTAAAGGCTGAATTAGGTGATGAGGTGGTTGCTTACATAACGACCACAAAGCCAAAATTCAAGTGGGTTATCAAATCAGATAGAAAGTTCGTTGAGTGGGTAAAAGCCAATGTCCCATCAGAGATCGTTGAAACGGTAAGAGATAGCTCGATTGATGCGATACTGGATAAGTTCAATTACTTTGATGACATAGTTATCGATTCGAATGGTGAGCGAGTTGATTGGTTGGAGGGTAGCGAGTCTGAGCCTTATCTGACTACAAAGTTCCACGGT